GATGCGTGACTTGATTTCGGTGAGGTAGGCGCGGCGGCCGTTGGCGTACCAGTAGTCAGCGCTGGGCCAGTTGGGGGCCTGCTGCATCCAGCAGATGTTCAGCCATATATCGGTGCTGGCACCGGGTTTGGCGCGCCACACGTCGAGCTTGTCGAAGAAGCCTTTGATTTGGGCTGCGGCACCGTCGAAGCGGTGTGGGTAGGAGCCGTCCTGCTGGGCAATGCCGTAGGTGGTGTGGGTCGGGTCCCAGATGGTGTCGTTCCAGCCGGACTCTTGGTAGAAGGTGGACATGATCGCCAGGCATTCGCTGCGGGTGTAGCCGCGCGCCTTGGCTTCGGCGATGGTGATTTGGGCGACTTGATCTTTCGTGGTCACCGTTTGCTCCCGAGGATTCCGCCGAGGACGGGGATGGAGCGCAGCGCGCCGTCGATGATGTCCATGACTTGCGCTGGAAGGTTGGTCAGGTCGGGGAGTTTCGCGACGATCTGGTCGTCCAAGTTGGACAGGTCGGGCAGGTTCTCGGTGATCCTGTCGGCGATGCGGTCGGCGATCCTGTCGGCGAGTGGTCCGAGCAGTTTGAGCAGGATGATTCCGAGACGGTCCATGTCCGGGGTTCCTTTCGGGGCATAGAAAAACCCCGCGCACCAAGTGGGTGGCGGGGCTTTTTCTGGGGTGGGTTTAGAAGTAGAACAGGGTGTCGCGTTCGATGAAGAAGTCGATGGCGGGGTTGCCTGTGGCGAACATCCAGGACAGGACACTGGTGAGTGCGATGCCTCCGAGGAGTCCGGTTCCGAGGGCCCCGGCTATGCGTTTCACAGTGCACCTGCTTGGCAGGGGCTTGGTCATGACAGTCTCCTTACCTTGACGCGGGACGTGTCGATCAGGTGCCTGCGACCTTGGTCGTCAGCGACAGTCAGGACGGTTCCTGTGGTGAAGAGGACTGTTGCGTTCCAGCCGGCGGGGCCGCGGGATTGAACGTGGATCTTCATGGCGGGTCACCAGGTGTCGGTGGTTTCGACGTGGTGGCGGCCGCCGCCGCAGTGGCGCACGCACTTGTAGATGTGTTTGGTGCCGTCCATCTTGGGTGTGCCGTCGGCGTGGGTGGCGTATGTCCAGTCGGCTCCTGCGCCGCCGCTGCCGGTGGCGCATGCGTGCTTGTAGATTTTGCCGTGGCCGGTGCCGTGGTTGTCGCAGTGTTTGGGTGCGGCGTCTGCGACTGCGGGGGTGAGGAGTGCGAGGGTGAGGGCGGCTGTGATGGTTGCGATGGTGTTGCGTAGCATGGTTCGGGCCTCCTTGTTGGGGGGTGGGCCGCCTGGCGGGGTTGGTTTCTCAGGCCTATCGCCCCGCCGGGCGGTGTCTCAAGTTGATGAACGTGAGTCTAACCGCGTTTGACCACGTGCACAAGTGTTTCTTTGAGATACACTCCTAGATGTGACAATCATCGACCGTATGATCGCCAACCGGCAGAAACGCGCAGCGACTATCGCCGAGCTTGATGCCGAACTGGCTGCCCTCGTCTACGAGGCGATGACTGTCCACGGCATCACGTGGCATGACATTGGCCGCGCCCTGAAGCTTTCCAAGCAGCGTGTGTATCAACTCCGCGCTGCTGGTGACCCGAACCGTTAGCGAGTTATTCCCACTCGATCAGGACGTAGCCGTCACCGCCAGCGCCGCCAGCGCCCTCGCTGGACGAGGTCGACACGCCGCCCCCACCGCCGCCGCCGCCGCCGTAGTCGCCGCCATCACCGCCCTTGCCCAGGCCGCGGGCACCGCCGCCGCCCGCGCCGGGATTCCCGCCTGTCTGATCGACCGCACTCGCGCCGTTAAAGGTGGTATCACCGTCACCGTTGCCGCCGGTTGCGCCGGTACCGTGAGTGGAGTTACCGCCCCGGGCACCGTAACCGGCAGACTGCGAGTCGGTGTAGTTACCCCCGCCGCCGCCACCGGCACCGGCCCCGTTCGGGTTGTTGACACCAGCCTGGGGGGATTTGGAGCTGTTACCGCCGTCGCCACCCGCAGATCCCTCAATGACTGATGCGCCAATGACACCTGAAACAGTGCTGGGCTCGCTTCCTGTGCCACCACCGGCCCAGTTAGCGCCTCCGCTTCCCGCACTTGTCCCGTTATCGCCACCACCCGCGATCAAAGTGATAGAGCCAGTGATGAACGAAGAGCTACCGCCATCACCCGGCGTTGATCCGGTTCCAGACGAGGCCGCAGGAACTCCTCCAGCGCCGCCAAGGCCGCGGATGACGGAGTACGTAGATCCCATCGCCGCGCGGGGTACCCAGACCCGAGGGATCTTCGCGCCGCCCGCGCCACCAGAGCCGCCGCGGCGGAATGTTCCGCTAGCCCCTTTGTATCCGGCACCGCCGCCGCCGCCACCGCCGACTAGAGTCACCCAGCAACCCGAGGCGCCCGCAGGCACCGGCTCGTCGGAGAGGTTCGTGTATCCGGGGTCTTCGCTGGAAATGCTGAACGGTTCGAACGTCGGCCATAGCTTGTCGAAGCTTGAACCATTCCAGGCGTGCAGCTCAACATCGACGAACGCAGTACCGTTCCACACCTTGAACGCAGTGGGGTCAACGAACGCCGTGCCGTTCCAAACTTTCACGGCACCACCACGTACAACACACCCGCCGTGCCGGTACCAGGAAGGGTGGTGCCCATCCACATCCCGGACGCGCTGCCGGATTTCTGCACCGACGAATCCGCTTTACCCAGTGAGGTTTGCACATCCGAAGCCAGCTTCGATTTCGCAATCGCCGCGCCGGTATTGATCTTCGCGTTGGTGATCGCACCGTCCTGAATCTTGGCCAGGGTCACCGAGTTGTCCAAGGGTGTCCGCTGGTCCGACAGGCGCGAATCATTACCAACACACACCGTGGAACCACTACTACCCACGGGGATGCGAGCAATGTCCAAAGTGCCCGAGGAGATATCGGAGGCCGAATGCGTGTGCGACGCGGCGGCCTTACCGTCAAGCTGCGTCTGAACATTCGACGTCACACCATCGACATAATTCAACTCCGCCGTTGACGCCGTAATGCCGTCCAAGACGTTGACCTCGGAAGCGCTCGCCGTCACATCGGTGACATCGGCCAAAACGTGGTCGTGGGCGAGGTCGGCCTTATCGTCCAGCCCCTCATGCGCCCCTTCGATACCGTCCTCGATGTGGTTGAGACGGTCCGCCGACAACGGGGTGTTCGTCGAGGGAACGTTCTCCCACGACTGCTTCGAATAAGCCATACCAAACCCCCTCCTAAGGTTGCGCCCGCAAACCCCTCGGCACCAGGCACGAATAACCGTCACCCGGAAGCGCCGCGAGGGCGGTGTTGATCATTTCGGTGATCGCCGAAGACCGATCCAACACGGTCGCCGGGGGCCGCCCCTCGGCGGTGACCTCCCACCCGCCGACCACGCGGGCGGCCTGCACAATCAACGTGCCGTCACGGTCAAACAAGCCCATCATGTCGTTGCCGAACGCGACGATCTGATGATCAGTTTTGATGTTCAAAACAGTTCCCCTATCCAGGATTTCAGGCGACTATGCGGGGCGTCACGGAGATGCTCGCCCCCGTACCGGACACCTCCACGTCACCGTCGTCGAAAGCTTCCGAACCGACGAACGTGCCCGACGAGCTGGCCGACCAGATGCCGCCCTCCACGTAGGTGCCTGCCGCCACGAAGATTTCAACCTCGTCGCCGGTGTTGGTGCCCGTGGAGCCCGACGTCCACGACGTCTGCTCCCGCGCATATCCACCACCCGTGGCTTCATTCGCCCCTGTGGTGCCGGCAGCTCCGGTATGCACACTGATCCAGTCACCGAGACCGGCGATAGCGTCCGACGCTGCTTTGTGAGTTGCGTTGGGAATACCCATGATTGTTTCCTTCCGAGTTATGCGGGATTGAGGACGATATACGCAGATGCCCATGTGTTGGACGAGGCGAGTGTCGCCGCAAACGTGGTCGACGACGTGGAGTCGCTCATCGACATGGAGCCACCGGTGTTGCTGGCGTTCGCCCGGGTTGTTCCACCAGACGGTGTGATGGTGACGTTGTTGCGCACACCAAGCGCCTGCACCACCATCCCGCCAGCAACCGACGTGGCTGGGTGGGACACCGTCGTACCACTGCCATAGGCGCTGTTAAACGCCCCGTACGAACCAACATTCAGATACGACACCGCTGCCGACCGGCACCACGTGAACCCACCCTTATCGATCGCAATGGTTTGCGCCCCACCGGGAACATCGTTGATGAAGTATAAAAACAATGTTCCCTGGGCGGCGGTGTTGTCCAGGTCGACACTGCCTACCGACGTCATCGCCACACCACCGTAGGTGACACTCACCATCGACCCACCGGACCCGGTCAGCACCACCGCAACCACAACCGCCGCACCAGCAGTCGCCGTATGCGAGTACGTGAAGTCAGCGGTGCCTGCATTCACTGCCGATGCTGCGTCGAACGCCACCGGATCAACGCCATCATTACCCACGGCGTCCATACCGATTTCGGGGGCGAATGTCAGCTCGAACTCGCGGTAATACCGCTCCGCGCCGGACATTCCAACCTGCGGGGACAGTTCGAGCCCGAAGCCCTTCGTGAACCCGAGTGCGGTACCCATGCCGACCTGCGGGTCCAGTTCGATACCGAACGACCGCACAAACTTCGGCGCGGCCTCGAACCCCAGGCTCGGCGTGAACGACAACCCGAAACCGGGAGACTGCGCGCGCGGCGTCGGGAACAGCGACACCGACGGATACAAATCCTCCGACGGAAACACCGGCTCGAACGCCGCCGGACCACGCATCGCGATATACGGCGCGAACACCAGACCGAATGAGGCCTTGCTGTGGCTGGCCGCCCCCATTCCCAGCGAAACCGGCACCGACAAACCGAAACTCGCACGGTTGTGCGCCACGGCGGCCATGCCGATCTCGGGGGTGATGGTGACACCGAACTCTTGTTTCGGCCCGCCATAGTGGAATCCCACCTCGGGAGTGATGGTGACGCCGAATGAGACGTGGGACTCAGCCCACCAGCCAACAGCCACGCTCATCCCCCAATCTGCAAGTTCACCGCCATGCCAGCCCACTTATTCGGCCGCGACGAGGTGGCGCTGACCGTTCCCGTTTTGGTTGTGGTGTTCACGCACAACAGCGGGTTGGTGCCCTCTTGCTTGGCGCGCAACCGGGCGCCCACAATCTGCTCAAGGTCATACGAGGCGCCGCCGCCGGCGCCGAACGCTTGTAGCGTCACGCCACTCGAAACGGTTACCGACTGCGTATGTGCAGTGCCGTTTCCATGCGCATAGGTCGGCACACCCACTGACGTCACGTCATTGAATGAGATGGCATACGCACTAATCCACCCTGGGCCGGTGACCTTCAATGGGCGGGCCACGCCGGACCCTGCGGCGTCCATGCGGAAGATTGCCAAACCACCATTCGCTGGGTCGTCATCGTTGGACACCGAGCCGACTAGGGTGCCACCCTGACCGCCATACGTGGCCGAAGGGGCCGATCCCGCACGGTCCCAAGACATCACCACAAATACGGCAGCGCCATCCGACGCGGCGAACTGTATCTGCTTGCTGCCCACACCGGAAAGCGGGTCGGAAACCTTGTCGAACCCAAGGTCCACCGGCTCCGGTGGCACCGGCCAGTTCTGGTCATTCGTGATCGTGCCGGGATACAGATACTCCGCCACCCGCACCCAAATACGGGTATAGCCAGCCGCCGGAGGCGCATTCGTGTTCTTGTTCTCATGAAGGGTGAACGTCGCACCCGAATCCCGCTCAAAGAATATCGTTGACGACCAGCCGCCCGAGAACAAGCCGGGATGCCCGAACCACGTGCCGAACGACTCCATCCCGTACCCGTAGTAGTACTCGGAGGGAATGTAGAACCCGTTCGCGTACTGGTCCCACCCCGTGGGGTGCTTCCAGAACGTTGACAGCCACGTATCGTACGATTCCGGGGACAGTCCCATCGCGTTGTCCCGCAACGCCTCCGCAAACTTCGTGTAGTCGTTGATGTTCGTCGCCAACGCGCCCGCCGCGTCCAGAAAGTTCGGGTTGATCGCATCAGCGATAGATGCCGGGGGCGGAACTGGACCCGTCGGTGGCCACGACGTTTCTGTCAACCCCAGCGGGTCGATGATGTCCTCTTTGAAAATCTGCTTGATCGGCCGGTGTGCCGGGTCGACGATCTCCAGCACCATGCCGATCAGTGCGAAGTTGGAGTTGGTGTACAGATAGTCGGTGCCGGGATAGAAGTTTGACGGCCCCTTCATCGTCCCCAGCATGTCTTTCGCGCCCGTCCATGGCCACGTCGGGAACAGGGCGTACCAGATTGCGTTGATACCCGCCGTGTACTCGGCGATACCTGACCGCATGGACAGCATGTGCCCCATCGTGATCGCGGTACCATTCGGAATTCCCGGAACGTACTGCTCCAGTGTGTCATCCAACGAGATCAACCCTTTATCGACAGCCTGGAAAAACGCAATCGCGGTGAACATCTTCGTGGAGGAACCCATGCGGAAGTGGTCATCCAACGTCAACGGGCGAACCGTGCCGCCCACGGTGGTGCCATACGCCTTCGCATAGTTCCCGCGCGGGCCGGTGATCTGCAGCATCACCCCCGGCTGGCCGGTCTCCGCGCGGGACTCCTCCACAATCAAATCCACCATCGCCTGGTCCTCCGGCGACAACAAATCACCCGCAGTGTGCGCGGGAGTGGTGAACTCGTAGGTATCCGACGGGTCCGACAACCAGCCCGCGTTGTCCACCGTCTTCACATAGAACTCGTACGTGGTGTTCGACTTCAAACCGTTTGTCTCATACGGCGGCAACACCGGGTCGGGATTCAACTGAACGAAATCGCCCGAAGCGTCCTTCTCTTTCGCGTAAACGAAATACCCTTTGATTGTCATACGTCAGTAGCTCCAGACCACGTAATCGTGATAGTGCTGAAAGTGGAATCGACCAGCTCCACCAACGTCGGAGCAGTGGGGGGCGTCAAATCCGGGTCAGGGTCAGGCAGCGGGTCGGGCCGGAAGAACACCCAGCCGCCACCAGGAGCGCCATTTCCGCCGGACTGAAATGCCGCCAACGAGCCCTTTCCGCCGTTACCGGCACCACCAGCGGGCGCACCGTGGCCGCCCATGACCTTCTGGTCAACGCCGCCCACATAGTCCTGCTCGTTGAACGTGAACGTGCCCGGGCCTCGGCCAACAGGTTTCGACAAAAACCCTTCAGTGGTGCCCGCCGCGCCGCCCTCGGCGACAATGGAATACGTGTCACCCCCGGGCGTGGAGATAGACAACGTGGTGTTCCCACCGGCAGCGCCGTCACCAGGACCGCCCACGCCGCCAGCGCCCGGGTCGAGGGTGATGATGGCGTTGTCGCCGAAATGCTCGCCGCGCACCCATGTGGTGGCGTTGAACTTCCCAGGCTGACCGGCCTGACCGTTGATGCCCAATGCCCAGCCCTGCGCACCACCACCACCAGCGCCCACCGCAACCGGGTCGATGTAGTTCACCCAGTTCGGAACCGGGAACACCGTGGCCGCGGTGCCAAGGTAGACCTTCAACGGATCGTGATGGTCACCGCCGGAACCTGTATCCACGGCGATACTCACCCACGGCACATCGCCCGAGCGGGTCACCGACGCCTTCGCAATCGACGACGGCGGGCTATCCGGCGACGTGTTGTTTCTGGTGGCCGCCAGCGACACAATCTGCGACGTCGGATGATTCGGCAAGTCCGCCACACGGCCACGCACATAATGCGTACCGCCCACCGGGACAAGCTCATAGGCGTACGCCTCAGACGCCACCACGGGAACCGGGTCATCCAGCTCGTAGGAGATGAACTCCCCGGGGGCGGCCGTGCCGCCCAAAAGCCCCACGATGTTCGGGGAATGGTGCACCAGCGTCCAGTCGCCCGACGCCAAGTCGACCTTCCAGATGTTGACGTAGAACTCGGTGATCCCTGAAAGTCCGTAGCCGATCCACGACACCACGCCCAGCGGCATCGACTCTTCAATCAAGTCAACACCGATGAGCGAATTGCTCTGCGTGGCCTCCAGCCACGTCGTGACATTCGACAGCGGGAAGTTGGACCGCTCCGACGGCAACAAACCACTATCGACAGGCTTGTTGGTCCTGATGCCAAGGATGTCCCACGAGAACAACCCCAAGCTGGCGCGCGAGGCGATCTCCTCCAACACGTTGAACAGGTCGGCGATGCCAGCACCAATACCCGGAATGCCTACCAGGCCACCGACAATGCTGTTGACGATATTCTCGATGGTTTCCCGCAGATTCTCCGGGCCGAGCATGCCCGCGATTGACTCCGGGGAGATGTTGCGCAACGCGTCGAACAAATCCTCCAGCGTGTTCTCAACGGTCTCGACGCCGCCGCGGATCGCCGACACCACCGTGTCAATCGTCAACTGCACCCGGGCCAACAAGGTTTGCAGAATCTCCGGAAGACCCTCGACCCACGACTGCTGAATAACGCCGGTCTGCTTGACCTCGGCGTCATCCCACCAGAACGTGCCCGCAGCGGCGTCTTCGGTCACCACGAACCGGGTCTGCACACCAGTCACCCCAGCGGGCACCCGATACTCCCCCGACAGCTCCTTACCGGGCCACGCCAAGTTCGCGTCCTGGGGGGCGTACGCGTTCAAATCCACAGGGGGCTGTGCAACGCCGTCGATGTACGGCACCAGCTGCAACCGGATCGGCGCGCCCGTACCCACATAATCGTCGTGAGACACGAACACCCGGGCAGTGATTGTCTGCCCTTCGCTCACCGCGAAGAAATCGCCAACATTCTGCCCCGACCGCAGCGCCTTCAACGTGCCATCGGCAATAACTTTCGCCGCGCCAGTACCATCCCCGCTGCGAGAATGCGACGGGTCCACAACCCAATCCGCGTTATCCCCCACCGACCCCTCAGGAAACTTCGGGGCAGGAAGAATGTTCGGTGCTTGGTTTGATATGCCACCGATCGGCAGGATCGTCAATAGACTGGGCAGCAAATTGCGCAGCGGCGCAAGGATGATGTTCACCAACTGCGCCGCAGCCTGAAGCGGGTTGAAACTCGGATCGTTGAAGTCGATCGACTGGAAGAAGTTTCGAACGTTCGTGAAGAACTGGGTCAGTTCCTCAACCCCGCCACCCACAATGCCGGTGATCGCTTCGATAATGTCCCCGAGAATGGGGATGTTCAAAGCCCAATCACGCAACTGGTCGAACGATGCCTCACCAGGGATGAACACCCCAGCGACCGCGCGCACCACCCACGCCAAAAACTGCTCGATGAACTGCTCACCAATCTCAAGCAGCTGCTGAACAGTGAACGGACGCTGCCACTGCAACGCCGACTGTTCCGGGTGAATACCCGGCTCAGACGGCACCGCATGAGCCCACTCCGGCAACGGATCAAACGATGACGTCATGACAGCGGCCAAACCTCAACCGAAAACATCGACGTAGAGGCAGAAGTCGTGTACGTCACCGACCCCGCCTGACGTTCACACCGGAAATAGATCGTCGCCGGTGTACCGGCCGCCACACGGTCAAACCCATCCGATGAGCCCGCCGCAGGTCCCGAAACAAGCGTCAGCCGCTCCGATTGCGCCACACCGGGGCACCGGCCGATCACGTTGCCGCCGGTCTCACCGTTCAACCGGGCCACCAAATCAACCCGAACATCCGCACCCTCACCGGTGACCACCGTGTAACCGGACACGCGGGGCCGCCAATCAAACGGCTGCGCCGGGATCGACACCTGAGCCAAAGTCGAGTTCGCGTTACCCGATGCAGTGTTGTTGATCGACGCCGGAACATACCGGTCCCCCACACGCTGCGCCGCCAGCACAAACCCATCAGCAGTCGAATTCACCACCGGCACCTGACCCGCAACAGGAGAAGGATCAACATCCGTCGGGTCCCACACCGCCTCACCATCCGCGCCCTTCGCGCCGGCGTGCAGCGCCAGGTTCAACCGGTACACACCCGGCGTGGATGTTCCAGGTGGCGTGATCTCAGTGAGCGACGCCTCCGCCGGGGTTGGATCGTCCGGGTCCAGCTCCGTCAGATTCACCGTCGTATCGAACGTGGCCGGCACACCCGGGTCGCCCTTCTCGATCGCGGGCACACCAACACCGATACCGCCCTGCGGACGCAACTGGAGGATCGCCGAACCCGCCGTAGGATCGACAGGAATCTCCACGATCCCCTCAAACAAATAGTGAGTCCCAGCAGGATTCAAGGGCCACGACATAAGGCACGCTCCATTCACATTGGGCGAGTTACAGAAAGAAAGGACGACTGCTGCTTATCCCTGAGGTGACAGCGTGAGGACCGACAACGTTTCAAAAATCCCCGTGATGAACCGCTGATGCTTCGCCAACGGGGCCTCCGACTTGCGTCCATCCCCCAACTGCGCGATCACCTTCCGCTCATCCTGGGAAACCCGCCACATGACGTTTTCGATGTAGTCAGTCACCATTCGGGTACGTGACATGAACACCAGCGACATCAGGCCGCCGCGAAAAACGTCCCGACCCAACGCATACTGGGCACCGTTGCGGAACTGCACCGTCGCCGTCGTCTTGCCCTGCGAATCAAACAAGGCGTTGATGAATGCGAACACCGTTTCGATGTTGTACGGCGCTGATGCTGTCGGATAGAACCGCTCGATCGCCGGATGGTACGGGCCAACTTCGTCACGGCGGTCGTAATGCTGAATCAACTGGAACGCCAGGAAGCTGTTGTTCAGGAACCCCGACAGCAGATCGGACGGTATGCCGGTGAATCCAACAACGATCATCAGCGAGTCGATTAGCCATGCGAAGGTGGCATTCATCAAGTCGTTCAACCACTTTGGGCTACGGCCACCAATAATGTGCTGCCAACCCTCAGGTGTGTGGTCAGTGATCGTGCACGCATCGATGCCGGTGTCCTCACCCGGCTCGGGGGCCACGAAATAGGCGTATGGCTGCTCGAAATCCACACCCAACGCGGGCGCATAGAACACGCCGTCCATGCCGGGAACCTGCTTGATGACAGGTTTGAAGATGTCCCCCAGCGACCCGCCAAGGTCAATCGTGGTGCGCAGCACCGAATCGAGCACGGTTTTCGTCGGACCAGTGATCTGCGACCGGTCCACTGTGGAAAACACGTAGGTAGGCTGGTCCAGGTTCGCCCACCTGTCAGGCTGCGGATCACCTGGAAGCCACAAATCCATGCGGGTATCCACACCGTACGACTGGGTAACGTCCTTGATGACGGCCTGAACGGTTTCCATCCGCACTGTGCGAGCCACCATCGGCGACGTGTCCAGCAGTGGATTGGTGCGTGACACATACACCGGGGTTCGCAGCATGCGGGTGAACGCCTGGACCGACAGCCCGTCCCGCGACAGGGCTTGCAGAACGGTGCCGAACCATGCCCGGATATCCGGGTTTAACGACAGTCCGTTGTTGATGAACTCCAGCCACCCGGACTGCAACCGCAGAGCGCATTCTGCGACCATGTTCTCCACGACGGTTTGCAGCGCCCACACGAAGATCGCGTGCGAGAACGGCTGTGCCTGAATCGGCAGCCACCACGACGGCCAAATCACGTAGTAATTGAGGATGTCGCGGATACCGCGCAGTTCAGCGGTGCCGGTCCATGCGCTGTCGCGGTACTCGTAGGTGTGGTTCTTCGTGTAGAACGCATACCGCAAACCGGCTGTCTCGACGATGACACCGACCATCGTCTTTTTGCAGTCCATGAACAAAGGGATGAGAGGGCTGTTCCCTTTGAGGACGATCCGGCCGGTTTCAACATCGTTGCGCGGGTCAGCACCCGACGCCTCGATCAGGTCGCCACCGACAGCGCCCATCGGCTGCCAAAACTTGTCGCACACCGTGAACCGGAACGACGTGTCTACCTTCGATTTGCGTTCCGTCAACGCCCGCGCGGTTCGTGCGATCCTGTTCGGGTCGCCGGACTGGAGGGCCGATTGCCATGCGGCTGTTTCGCGTTCAAACTTCGACAACCGTCATCCCCTCCTTTCCTCGGTTCACAGGCGCCACAAATTCACCCACTACAGGGGCTACATCGGGTAGCGGCGCAACGGAGTCCCCGAAAGAATCACCTTCGAGTCAGCGTTGCCACCAACAATTTCTGTCTTCACAAAGAACTGCTGCGCCGGTTCGCCAGGTGACTTCGCGGGGATCGCCGCGTTCTCACTGAACCGGCCCGACAGGTACTTATAGAAATTGCCCTGCGGGGGAACAATCCCAAACAGCGACCCAATCTGGTCGGTGAACGCGTTCCGCTCCGAGAAGAACGACAACAACGACTTCACCGCCTGCTGGAAAATGTTCAACTCCTGCGGCGACGGCGGCACCGACGTCAAATCCTGCACCAACGTCGTCTGTGAGCGCGGGTCGGTACGTAGGAACACAATCTGATTGGGCAGCAGCGGACCAAACTCCACATACTCATCCGCGCCGGGACCGTCATACAACCGGAACGTGCCCGGGCCAAACAAGGTCGCATCCCAATACATCGGCTGGTCACCAACATTGACCATCGACACAAACCCCGACTGGGTGACATTCGCATTGTCGCCAGCCGACACTTTCCGCACCGGAGCTGGTGTCGCCTGCGTGATCAACGCGCCACCGGCCTGCATACCAAACCCAATACCCCGATAATCCGGGCCAAGCTCGCTACCAGTGCCGGTTTCCTTGTGCGACAAGATCGGCAACCCATTGCGCAACACTTTGAACATGCGCGGATCGCCCTCATACCCGGCAACCAGGGTGAACTTCTCCCCAATCAGCGGGGCCACCAGAAGCGGCCGCTGAAACAGCACCGTCTGCGAGAAGTTGTTGAACCTCGACAGCTTGATCCAGTTGCCCTGCACCCGCATGCGGATGCCATTACCGTCCCAGTCTCCGTTGCTGTCGCGGCCCATGCGAGCCCACAGGTCATTAGCCCCACTATCAGGCAGGCTCCACTCTTGGAACCCGCCGAGCACCATCGACACAACCTGATTGTCGGTGTCGGTGTCGAAATCCTTGTACGGCCCGCACACCACCTCGCGGGTATCCGTTGTCAGCGGATCGTCCGGGTCGTCCCGCCACCTCGCCTGGTCACCATTGGCGTAGACGTACCCGCCGCCGTTACCCTCGTAGTACAGCGGCCAGTCCGCGCCGAGGTCCTGCGTGCCCGACGTGTCATAGTTGAACGTGTCGGTCATCGACTCATACTCGAACTGGAAACTCGCCGCGTAGTCGTAGGTACGCCAGAACCCCGAATCGGCCCGCAGGCGCAAACTTTCACGCTGCCGCTTGCCGATCTCCAGCGGTGCTTGCGGCGCGCCCTGGAACCACCGGACCGGCGCCCACCAGTGCCCCATGTCGTGGGTGAGGAAGTTCAACGTCGATTCCTGCTTCGCGTCGATCGACGCGACCAGATCGCGGTAGACCCTGCGCGTCCACTTCGGCGACCGGCCACGGCATTCCACCCCCACCTCAACCTCAATCGGGTCGTAGAGCGCATCAATATTGGTGATTCCGTCCTCGGTGGCGCCCTTCTGGTCGATGTGCTTCCACGGCGGTATCAACCCCTTGAGTGATGTGAGGTGCACCATCTCCGGGGCTACAACCCGGTCAGGGACCGCCATCCCGCCCATCATGTGGAAAGTGATCGACCCGTCGTAGGCGTCGAGCCACATCATCGGCTTCTCACCCTTGGCGAGGTCATACCATCCGTGCGGGGTTACACCAGTGGCGGGGTAATGCTTCTTAGCCATTTACCGGGAAACCGCCAGGATGCCCCGTCGTTCACGGCGGGGAGGAATGGCGTACGCCACAGGCGTATTGCGTTTACACACGTCAACCTCCTGAGTAAACTTGGATCTTGTGAGGACCGCGTACAAGGTCCGGGCCTACCCGGACGCCGAACAAGCCGCCCTGTTGCGGCGCACGTTCGGCTGCGTACGTCTGGTGTGGAACAAGACGCTCGCCGAACGGCAGCAGCGCTACACCACCGAACAAAAATCGACCTCCTACAAGGAGACCGACGCTGCTCTCTCGGAGTGGAAGAAGACCGAGGATCTGGCGTTCCTGTCTGAGGTGTCGTCGGTTCCGTTGCAACAGACGCTGCGGCATCAGCATTCGGCGTTCGCCGCGTTCTTCAAGGGCCTCGCGAAGTACCCGCGTTTCAAGAGCCGCCACGGAAGGCAGTCCGCGCACTTCACCCGCTCCGCATTCCGCATCAAAGACGGCGCTCTGTGGCTGGCGAAAACCGCCACGCCTCTGCGGATCGTGTGGACATGGCCCGGTGTCGATCTGGCTGCGCTCGATCCGACGATGGTGATCGTCTCCCGTGAACCCGATGGCCGTTGGTTCGTCACGTTCGCTGTCGACCAGCCCGATCCCCAACCCCTGCCCGTCACCGGAGAATCGGTGGGCGTGGACCTGGGCATCAAGGACTTCGCTACCTTGTCGACCGGGGAGAAGATCGCCAACCCGCGCCACATGGCCCGCCACGAACGGGGCTTGCGCCGTCAGCAACGCCGCCTGTCCCGCATGAAGAAGGGATCGAAGAACCGTGCCCGTCAGCGAGTGAAGGTTGCGCGCAAACACGCTCGCGTCCGGGATGCTCGCCGCGACTTCCTCCACAAGACCAGCACCGAACTCGTACGCAGGTTCGACACCATCGCTGTCGAAGACCTCGCCCCGAAGAACATGGTCGGTAACCGATCGCTCGCCAAGTCGATCAGCGAATGCGGTTGGGGTGAGTTCCGTTCCATGCTCGAATACAAGGCGAAGAAGACTGGCCGTCGTGTCGCGGTGATCAACCGCTGGTATCCCAGCTCGAAGACCTGTAGCGCGTGCGGGCACCTGCTCGCGACGCTCTCCCTCGGAACACGTCATTGGACGTGCCCCGACTGCGGCACCCGACATGATCGGGACATCAACGCCGCGAAGAACATCCTTGTCGCCGCCGGGCTGGCGGAGACACAAAACGCCTGCGGAGGCGACGTCAGACCGCATGGGGCATCCCATCGGCAGTCGCCTGTGAAACAGGAACCCTCGCAGGCGACTGCGAGAATCCCCGTCCTTCAGGGCGGGGAGTAGTCAACCTCCCGGCATGACGTACTGGTTTTGCAGGTGATAGGCGATGTCGCGGCCTGTACCGTCTTCGGTGGCACGCTGGTTGTTGACCGTGATGTTCGTGTCGCCACCCTGGTTGACTTGGGTTTGGCCCTGGCCTGTGGCTTGCGGATCAATGTCCTTGCGCTGCTGGGAAGCTTGGCCGGCCAGGTTCGGCAACGCCGGGGCCGCACCAGCAATCCCCCCGGCAATGCGGGTGATCCAGTTGTTGTTCGCCAAATCCGAACCACCCGTAGGCAAGAACGTTTCCATCAACCCTTGGGCG